CACGTTGGCGAACCGGCCGGATTGTCGTTAGTTGAGCGCAGTTCCAACGCCACGTCCCATTGAGCGGACGTTGTGCCGAAGATGTCTTCCACGTCAAACACGTTTGCCCAGGCAAACACATCATCCTGGCCGCGAAACCCAGCCGCTGCAAGCTGTGCTGAAACGCGCGAAGTATACACCTCGCCGAGGTCTGGCGACGCGAATGAGTAGGTGCCTACCGTCTGCCCGGCATCAAGCACGAGCTGATTGTTCGCCACCGATGCGTTGACTTTCGTCCCGCTCCACGTCGGCTGCTGCGTCAACAACGCGACAGCGTTGAATGGCTGTATCGGCGTTGCCGTGTTCACGAACAGCGCTGGCGTCGGCGACAACGCACCGCTCGGAGTCTCCGCCTTCACCAAATACGTGCCGACCATCAGCGGTAGCTCCGCGATCGGCGCTGCCAGACGCTCTGCCACATCTACCGCCGACGACCACGACACACCACTAAGCGCCGCCGAGAACCGCACTCGATACGTAACGAACCCCTGCGCCGGATGCGGCTTCCACGTCAGCCGCAGCGTATTCCCGAGAACGGTGCCGCGCACGTCCTCCACGTCGGCTGGTGGCATGTTCAAGCCAAGCAACGCCACTTCGAGTTCAGTCCATGCCGATGCGCGACCGAACACGTCACGCGCGCGCACACGCACGCGACCCAAGCCTTCGCGCGTGCCGACATACTCGATACTGCTTGTCGCAGTCTCGCCGACCGGATACCATGTCGGATCATCCGGAAGTTGGATTTCCACCTGCGCCGACCTCACCCGTGGATCACTAGGCATCTGCCACGAGACTGACAGCGCGGCACTTGCTGATCCGCCCGAGACAACGATGTATTCCTGCGCTGTCAGATTCCTCGGCTTTGGCAGTGGCCCGGTTGGCAGCGCCGAGAAGCTTGGGCTTTGCACGTTCAAACCAAGCTCGACGCGGTCGTATTTCGTTGGATCGTGGAACAGTGCCACGATCTCGAATATCGCCGGCTCGACCTCCGTGACGCTGATCACCCGGAACTGGCGAGGCTGCACTGTGCCAGCCGCAAGCAGCCACACAGCGTTCGCAGCTGGTGCTTCTGGCAACGCTGGCGTGATCGTCAGCGTCGTGTGTGTGCCAGCGCCGGTCGTGACTTGCCGCTCTAACACTTGACCCGACGGCAAGGTGACGCGAATCGCGTATGTCTCACCAGGCACCAGCGTCACTGGCGCGTCCAGCGTAAGCGTCGTCGTGGTGGCGGCTGCCAGACGTCCGCCCATCCGCAACCCGGCAATCCATCGATCCGCTACAGCGATGATATCGCCCGGCCGAAGATCAGCGTGATCCAGCGCCGCGCGATACGTCACGGTCTCCGTCGCCGTCTGCTCAGTGTCGAGCAGCCACCGCCCGAGACGTCGCGCCTGGCCGCGCGACGTGCAGCCAACCGCCGCAATTTCCGTCTGTCGAACGCCCCAGCGCTTGATGCCTTCGGGATGCTCCACCCATTCGATGGTCGGCTTGAAGTCGTTATCCGGATCGCTCCACGTGACTTGCACGACAGTGTGACGTGCCGACAGGCTGGAGCCCTGGTAAGAGAACACGCCGTCGATGACGTTTGCGTTCGTGACGAGTTTAACCGGATCGCCGGGCCGATCCTGCGTTACTGTGATTCGCCCCGCACCATAATAGATCATGCCGCGGAATGAAGCCGCCACCGTCTGCAGCACATCCCAAGCATCAGACGCGACCACAAGCGCGCCATTGAATGTGTAGCGCGGTTCCATCCCGCCAGCGCCATCCGGCACCAGCTCGTCGCAGTACTGCGCAATCTCGTAGAGCGCCCACTTATCTACCCACTCCGGCCGGATGTAGCGACCTAGGCCGTAGCGTTTGTTGGTGAGCAAGTCGTAGAACACCCAAGCGGGATTGTCTGTGTGTTCCGTCTTGAACGTCCCGTTCCAAACGCCGGTGTAAGTGCGGGTGACCGGATTGTAGTTGACCGGCACTTGGAGTAGCCGTCCGCGAACGTCGTATTCGCGTTTCGGGATCGACGAAAAATACGCCGCATCAAACGCCAAGCCTATATAAGCAGTGTCCGGATAGGACAGCTTCCAGTCCAGGACCTCCGTATAAGACGACCACCACGTGTCATTCTGAAGCGTGCTAGTCGTATCGTTATCCGGCGTGAGTCGGCGCACGCGCACTTGCCATGGCGCACCGCCCGGCGGCAGGTCAATACGATACTCACGCTCGTAAGGCGACGTGCACTTTCCAGCGATCGTGTCCTGCCTAACCTCCGTCCACGCGCCAGTGTTTGTCTTGACATCGATCGCAATGGTAACAGACGTGCCGTAAATGCTGCCGCTTGATTGATCGACACGCGACAACGAAGGGATGCGAATCTTGACGCGCACCGCGTTGAGCGGCGTGCTAGTGATTGTTCGCACCACCGGCGTGTCCGCGCGGACGCGGACGCCAACCGCGACTTCGGTTTCTGTCGCGCTCACACCTGGCAGCGGCTCCTGATCTGGCAGCCCTGCCATCAGCGCCCACGTGACGCCCTTGAAGTTCTGCGACCCGTCCGGATTAACGAGCGGCGTGCCGTCAAAGTAGATGCTTCGCGCGCCGTTCACTAGGCCGACAATCGGTCCCTCGCCGAGCACGTCGATGATGCGAGCAGTCGCCTTAGCGCGAAGCGTGTTTGGCTCTTCGCGCGGAGTAGGCTGGCTGCCACCGCCCTTACCGCCACCGCCGCGACCACGGATCACCGTCGTCACGTCTTGCCCCACGCCAGCACGCCAAGCTTGCCGCCAGGCGGCGGTCCAGAGTTACCAACCGCGCCCCAGTCCTCAACGTCTATGCCGACCGACGCGACTACCGAACCGACGCGGCACCGGCCGTAAATGATCGGCACTGGCACGCCCTCCGCTGTTGCGTTAGTCGGCCCAGTCAACAGATACGACTCGCGCTTCTCCGTCGCGCCGTAGTTCGGCGCCTTGGGCTGCGGCGACAGCAGCGCCGCGACGCCTGTAAACGCGAGCGCCGCACCGGCTTTGGCAAGGCCGCCAGCCGTTAGCAGCCCTGGCACGACTTCAGCCCCCCACGTTAGCCCGAGCGCGCCTGCCTTTGCTCCTTCAACCGCACCAAACGGCACAGCTGCTGCGAAGCCGACCGCCACCGCGACCAGCGTAATCCCTACCAGGATCTTGGCTGCACCTCGACCTCCGCTGCCTGCCGCTACAGGCACGATGTGCAGCGGCGCGCTGCCTAGGTGAAACTCGATCTCGTCCAGCCCGAGCGACTGGCCCTTGCGACGATCGCCTCGAATCAACCGCCAATGCCCGACAGACAACGCCTGGCGAAACCCGCGATACTGCGAGCAGAACGCTCGAATCGCCTCGCCGGGTGTGGAGACGTCGAAGCGATGATAGCGGCCGAACCGCTTACCGAGCGCGCCGTGCAGATAGATGTCACGCAGCATCGCTCGGCCCCACGTAGCGCAAAGCGTGCGTGACATGCGACATCCACCGCCCGAGCGGCTCCGTTTTCGACAGACGATTGGTCAGGTGATGCAGCACCAGACCGTTTGCCAGCACTATGCCGCCGTGATTTGGCACTCGCGACATGACGCGAGCTAGCACAACGTCGCCCGGCTGCAGCTCTTGAATGGCGATCTCTTTGAATCCGGCCTTTGCAAAGTTGTCGAGATAGAGATTCTGCGGCTGCTCCTCGTCCGACCACCAGCGATCCTTGCGCGGAAACTCCATCAGTTCGATGCCGCGTTCCTCGGCAAACCAATCGCGAATCAGCGCGTAGCAGTCGCCTCGGCCATCGCTGCCGGAGGGACCGTGTCGGAAGTCGCGACCGATCAACGGCGGACGTGGCACGCCAGGTCCCCACCACAGGACCGAACCAGCGCCGCCTGAACTAACAGTCAGCACACCCCACGGCAACGCGGTTGCGATCTGACCGGCCATGTCTTCTACCGACGGCCACGGCTCACCGTCCGGGTGTGAATGCACAATCGCCTGAACGCCCGGCTTCATTGTTTCAGCGACGTCGATCATAAAGGTCTCGCGCGGGTTGTCGGCGAGGTTCTCCACCGGCACATAGGCACCGTTGATCACTAGCCCGCAGGCCTCGCGTGGATACTCCGCACGCGCATGCGCGACAATCGCAGCTTCGACGTCTGGACCGAACATCAACGCACCGTGCCGATTCCAGGGAAAGCTCGCGTCGGCAACACTCCGTTGACGCCAAACCTAAGACGACAGTCGCCTAGCCGCTTACCGCAGCGATCGTGTGGCGCGCTGGTAGGGACGCCAGCTTCGGTGAAATAAGCCGTGCCAGTGTAAGGACACGTCGCGTCTGTGTAGTCGAACTCTACTCCATTCCACCGCCGATAAGTGTGCGTGCACAGATTGCGCAGCATCTGACGACCAGGGATGCGCTGGCCCTCCTGCTCCAGTACCGACGCAAGTTCCCACTCCACCATCACGGGGTCTTGCCGCGTTTTGCGCTCGACGCGCCAGATGTCAGGCTCGAAGTGCGCGTTCGGATCAGCACCAGGCTCACCATCCAGGAACTGCCGGAACGTGCGCAGCCGCGTCAATTGCGCGCCGATAAGATCGCCGCCAGGACCGAGCAGACTACCGACGATGCCGCCAATGTTTGAGATGCGCAGTTTCGGCCGTGGCGGCGCTCCACGACCGGACCATGCAAAGCCATCGGCCTCGATCGGGAACGGCTGATACTCGTGGCCCTG